TGTCGAGGCCCAAGCCCTGAACAGCTTGCGTAACTTCTACACCTCTGACGCTGGTTATGCCCTGGCTAAACAAGTTGATACCGACTTGGTTCAGTTGGGTCGCTCTACCAATGGTGGTGCTGGTACTAATGCTTACGCAACTGGTGCGTTCATTGGTGGTGATGGTACTTCTGCTTATGTTGCCGCAAGCAACAATGAGTCAGCACTGACCGATGCCGCCATTCGCCGTACTATTCAGCGTTTGGATGACACCGATACCCCTATGGATCAGCGTTTCTTCTTGATTCCTCCATCAAGTCGCAACACCCTGATGGGTTTGGCTCGTTACACTGAGCAAGCCTTTGTGGGCGGTACTAACAGTACTATTCGCACTGGTGAGATTGGTAATCTGTACGGCATTCCTGTGTTTGTCTCAAGCAATTGCGACACTGCATCAGGTTCTGGTGCTGCACGGGTTTGTTTGATGGGTCACAAAGACGCAGTGGTGCTGGTTGAGCAAGTTGCTGTTCGCTCACAAGTTCAGTACAAACAAGAGTATTTGGCTACTCTGTTTACCTCTGACACCTTGTATGGCGTTCAGATTCTGCGTTCAGCCGCAAGCGCAGGTGCAGCCAAATCTGCATCTATGTTTGCACTTTTGGTTCCCGCCTAATTGCAGTTGCGCCCCCTGCCCTAGTGGTGGGGGGACTTTTTTAACCTAATTAGGAGAAATCAAAATGGCAACCGCTTCAGCAGTAGTTACCCGCCGTGGCAACGACAGTTTTCGGGGTTTGTTCTCTGATACTTGGTCAGTTGTTTGTACTTTGAATGCTGGCTCATTAGTTGATGGTGCTGGCGAAACAGATGATGTAACAGTTCCTGGTGTCGCCTTGGGTGACATGGTTCTTTGTGCATCTTTGGCTGTGGATTTGGTTGGTTTGACTGTCACTGGCTATGTCAGTGCTGCCAACACCGTCAAGTTTCGCATCCAAAACGAATCAGGTTCAACTGCGGACTTGGCATCAGCCACTATGGACATAATTATTGTTCGTATGGTGTGAGGATTGGGGGGCTAGTCCCCCCTTTCTTATTTAAGGGTTTCAATGGCTACTTTTCGTTGTCTTCAGTCTGGTAACACAGTGAGTTTTACCTTGCAACATGACATTGACTCAATGAAGGGTCATCAGGGTTATGTTCGTATTGATGAACAAGAAGTGTCTGACATTCCTGATGAAGTGAGGACAGATACTCCCTTCATGCCGCCAGTTGTACGGCGCATGGGTCGCCCAAGGAAAGTTGCAAATGTCTGATATAGACGCTAGAGATTTTGGAAAACTGGAGGCTCAAGTTGAGGCTCTCCAGAATGAAGTTCATTCTTTGAGTAAAGATGTGAAGGCTTTGCTTGAACTTGCCAACAAAGGCAAAGGTGGATTTTGGATGGGAATGACCATTGCCTCTGCGGTAGGTGGCGTTCTGACATTCATTGGAGAGAGGCTTTTCAAATGAAAGGCTTGCTTTCAGGGGTATCTTGCCCTATCGCCACTCAGGATATAACTGTTAATCTGAAAAACAGGAATAACGCATTCAAGAAATTTGGTTATGGCCCACCCAACCCTGATGAAGCAAATGATGCTTTCTGGTTGAAAAAGGCCAAGATGTATAACGCTCCCACATCTACCATCAAAGGTATGCTGTGTGGGAACTGTGCCGCTTTCATTCAGACTCCCAAGATGATGGAGTGCATCACATATGGTCTGGAAAAGGATGAAAACGAGGGTGAGTTGTCTTATGACGAGAACTTTGTCAAGGCGGCTAACCTGGGATACTGTGATCTGTTTCAATTCACCTGTGCAGCGGCCCGCACCTGTGATGCCTGGAAGTCTGGTGGGCCAATAACCAAGGAAAAAGCATGATGTACGGCAAGCCAATGAAAGCAGAAAAGTCTCCTTCAAAGAAGAAAGGTGTTCCTGTCACCATCATGGTGGCTATTGGGAAACCTAAGATGCTCCCTAAAAGGGGTCAGCGCACTGCAACTAACATGATGAAGAAATCAACCAGAGGTAAATAATGGCATCGTTAACTACTCCCGTCACCCTTTTGAGCGCAGTTACTGCAACTGGCGCATCTCAAGCAGTTCAGGCAGATGCTGGTCAACCTGCATTCCTGCAAGTTTCTGGTATCACCAGTGCAACTGTAGCCCTGCAAGGTAGCTTGGATGGCTCAAACTGGTCAACTATTGGCACTGCATTGACTGCAAATGGCATCATAACCATCGCAAATGCACCGACATATCTACGAGCCAATTGCACTGTTTATGTCACTGGAACCATCACGGCTAAGATTGTCTACTAAGGAATTGCCATGAAAATGACCAAGGCGGCTAAAAAGGTTGGCAGAGTCATGCGTGAGTACAAGGAAGGTACTTTGCACTCAGGTTCCAAAAAGGGGCCAGAAGTGACTTCCCGTAAGCAAGCTATTGCAATTGCTTTGTCTGAAGCTGGCATGGCTAAACCTAGAAAGAAGAAGAAATGAAGCCTGGACTTTATGCCAACATCAATGCCAAACAAGCCCGTATCAAGGCTGGTTCTGGTGAAAAGATGCGTAAGGTAGGAGCCAAGGGTGCGCCTACTGCCGCTGACTTTAAGCAAGCTGCAAAGACTGCAAAGAAGGTTAAAAAGGTGAAGTAGATGAAATCTCCTGTTTGGCAAACAAAAGCTGGTCAAAATCCAAAAGGCGGCTTGAATGCCAAGGGCAGATCATCTTATAATGCGGCAACTGGTGGCAATCTCAAAGCACCAGTAAAGTCGGGGGACAACCCTCGCAGAGCAAGTTTCTTGGCTCGAATGGGTGGCAATGATGGCCCTGAGTTCAAGAATGGTGAACCAACGAGACTGCTTCTTTCGCTAAAGGCATGGGGTGCAAACTCCAAGGCTGACGCAAAGGCAAAAGCTAAAGCTATATCCGCAAGGAACAAGGCAAAGGCGAAATGAGAGCATTATCAGTTGGTGTTAGTCCCGCAGCGGCAGTAGACACAACAGTCTATACCTGTCCAAAGGGATACTATGCCAAATTCACTGTAATGTATATACACAATACAGGTGGGTCTACCAAACATATAACTGTTCAATGGTATGACGCAAGTGCTAATACCACGCTTGATATATTGACTGCTCTTGATTTCAGCACTAAAGAATATTTGCAGTTTGATGGCAATGCCTATATTGTTTTAGAAGAAGATGACAAGATCAAAATAACTACTCAGTCGGGAAGCACATTCAGTTTTATAGCCACATTTGAACAAGAAGGGTTGGCAAGAGCATGACACTACTAGAACTTGTCAACGATGTGTTGATCCGCTTGCGTGAGCCTGTTGTAACCACTTACAACGAAACCACCTATTCCACTTTGGTTGCAAAGTTTGTAAATGACGCAAAGCGTCAAGTGGAGGATTCTTTTGGTTGGAATTCTTTGGGGCAAACAGTTACTGTGACTACTGTGGCTTCAACCCCATCATATTCACTCACTGGTGCTGGTCAAAAGTTTCAGGTGATGGATGCCATCAATACAACCAGTAATGTTGGTTTGACTAACATCACATTTGTGGACATGAACCGCAAACAGAACTTCTTACCCCTGGTCAACTCAATTCCAACAGAATTTACTTTTGATGGAATAGATGGCTCTTACAACACCAAAGTCAGTTTGTTCCCAATTCCTGATGGCGTGTACATACTGAAATTCAGTCTGACGATACCCCAGGCAACTTTGGCATCTGACAGCACTGTTGTGCTTGTGCCTGATGTAGTTGTTGCTCAAGGTGCGTATGCAAGGGCATTGGTTGAGCGTGGTGAAGATGGTGGATTGTCTTCATCAGAGGCATACACACTATTCCGATCCATGCTCTCCGATTACATTGCTTTAGAGGCAAATCGGTATCCAGAAAATCAGCAATTTGTATCAACATGAGCCAACAAATCCAGACATTTTCTGTCTCAGCCCCAGGCTTCTTTGGGCTGAACACACAGGACTCTCCGCTTGATTTAGCGGCTGGATACGCTGCGATTGCCACAAACTGCGTGATTGACCAGTACGGGCGCATTGGCTCTCGTAAAGGCTTTTCAAGGGTTAACACATCCTCTGGCAACCTTGGTGCAAACAATGTAACAGTCATCCATGAGTTGGTGCAGACTGATGGCACTTTGACTGTTCTGTTCGCTGGAAACAACAAGCTGTTTAAACTGAGTGGTGCGAGTGTTGTTGAGTTGACCTATGGGGGGGGAGGTACTGGCCCCACCATTACTGCAAGCAACTGGCATTGTGCTTCTCTGAATGGAATCACATATTTCTTTCAGTCAGGTTATGACCCGCTGATCTATGACCCTGCTGTAAGTCTCACCACATACAGG